TAGCCACGAAGAAGCTCGGGTGCTCCAATCTGAAGGCTCTGGTGGAGGAGAAGAAACTAGAGTTCTGTGACTTTAATATTGTCCAGGAACTAACCACCTTTATTTCTAGGAATAACTCATATGCTGCTGAAGACGGTTGTAATGATGACCTTGCTATGTGTATGGTTATTTTTGCTTGGTGTGTGGCGCAGGTGAAATGACTGATAATGATGTCCGTAAGGAAATCTACAGCGATAAGGAAGGTCAGATTGAGCAGGATATGGCTCCGTTTGGGTTTATTAGCTCTATGGAAGATGATAGTAGCTTTGTTGATGCTCAAGGTGACCGTTGGAATACAGTTGATGAGTATGGAAGTATGAGTTATATGTGGGACTATAGCTAGAAAAGAGGGGTCTAAATGTGTTTTTTTATAAATATTTTTAGATTATTTCGGACTTTCATAGGGAGACCCAAAAGATGCCTGTAAACTTAGCATCGCCCGGTGTTTTAGTTAGAGAAGTTGACCTTACACTAGGTCAAGTACAAACTTCTTCCGACAAAACCGGCGCTATTGTTGCCCCCTTTGCTAGGGGACCTGTTGACGAGCCTGTATTAATCGCAAGTGAGAATGAACTACTTGATGTTTTCGGACAGCCATCTTCTACTGATAGGCAGTATGAAGGTTGGCTAACAATTGCATCATACCTTTCTTATGGCGGTATAATGCAGGTCGTCCGCTCGGACAATGACAAAATTAACAACAGCTACGCTGGTGTAGCATCAACTGATATTAAAATTAAGAGTATTGAAGATTATAACGCTCTAGCGTATGATGAAAATATTATTCCTGGATACACTGTAATTGCTAGAAACCCCGGTTCTTGGGCTAACGGTGTTAAAGTTGCTTTCATTGATGGTAGAGCAGACCAGACTTTTACTGGAATCGGAACAACATCTGCCCCTTCACTAGTTGAAGGTTATGGTTTTACTCAACAAATCAGTAAGGTTGCTGCTGGCGCAGGAACAACTAGCTTGGTTGAAGGGGAACTAAAGGGCATCATTACTGGTGTTACTTCAACTACAACAGACTATAGTGTAGATGTTAAAGTTCTATCATTCACCCCAACTGGTGGCGACGAGGTAGAAGTTGATTATCAGCAAGGGGGTACTTGGTCCTTTGTTGCTGGAAATTTTGATATCTATGATTCAGTTGGATTGGTTGAAACTGTTAACAACTCCATCTCTCCAAGAGATTGGTTTGATGATCAGGAAGTTTCACTTCAGAGTGGGAGAGTAAGCGTTCCTTGGAACACAATTGCTAACCGCCCAACAACTACTGAGTATGCACGTAACCGCAACTCACGTTTTGATGAAGTTCACATCGTTATCTTTGATGATACTGGGGAAGTAACAGGTAATGCTGGTACTATTCTAGAGAAGAACATTGGTATTTCTAAAGGTAAAGATGCTGAGTTCTCTGTTGGCACACCTTCTTACTGGAGAAAGTTCCTAGCAAACACATCACGTTACCTATTCGGTGGCTCTGAGCCAGAGGGTGTTGTTGCAACTTCATTTGAAGCAGGTGGTAATGGATTCGATCCAGAAACCGGTGGTGAGTGGGATCAACAGATCCGTAACACCAGATTCTTTAGCTGTGGTAACAAGCAACTAATCCTAGAGAACGGAACAAACTATGATGGTGGTACGGATATTGAACAAACTGGTGCTCTACAAGTTTCTGTAGGAGACATTGCTGCTGGTTATGATAACTTTGAGTCAGATGACGAGACCAATGTAGATTTCCTACTAATGGGATCAGCTGCTTATAACGAAGCAGAAGCTCAATCACTTGCTAACAAGATAATCTCTATTGCTGAGAGACGTAAGGATGCCCTAGCATTCGTTAGCCCATATCGCGCATCACAGATCATCGATGGTCAAAGTGGAGCTCAAACTGTTATTGATTCTGAAACAATCACTGGTAAGGTTATTAGTTTCTACAGTACAGTTGCTTCATCTTCATACGTTGTATTCGATACTGGATACAAGTACATGTATGACCGCTTCGCAGACAAGTTCCGCTATGTTCCTCTAAACGGAGACATCGCTGGTTGCTGTGCTCGTACTGACCAGATTGCTTTCCCTTGGTTCTCGCCCGCTGGCACAACACGTGGCGCTATCTTAAATGGTGTACGCCTAGCATACAACCCAACATTGATTCAAAGAGACAGACTATACTCTGCAAGAATCAATCCAGTTATCTTCTCCAACGATGTTGGTGGTATCACCCTCTTCGGCGATAAGACTGGACTATCCGCATCTTCCGCTTTCGATAGAATCAACGTTCGCCGTTTGTTCATCTATGTTGAAGAAGCAATCACAGCTGCTGCACAAGATCAGCTATTTGAATTCAATGACGAAGTTACTCGTACCAACTTTGTTAACATTGTTGAGCCTTTCCTCCGCGACGTTAAGTCAAAGCGTGGTATTACAGACTTCCTAGTAGTTTGTGACGAGACCAACAACACACCAGCGGTCGTAGATCGCAATGAGTTTGTTGCTGACATCTTTATTAAGCCCACCCGCTCCATCAACTTCATCGGTCTAACATTTGTTGCTACCCGCACAGGTGTTAACTTTGAAGAAGTTGTAGGAACTGTTTGATCACTACTACCTAACTAATAAGGAGAAATACCAATGGCAAGTACAAGAGTTCAGGTAGAATCCCCAGTATTGAGGACTATCAGCGACTTCAAAGCAAAAATGACTGGTGGCGGTGCTCGCCCCAATCTATTTGAAGTTGTTCTTCAGTTCCCTCTTTCAGCACCTACCGACACAGATACACTACAGAAATCACGCTTCCTAGTCAAGGCAGCTGCTCTTCCCGCTTCTAACATTACACCCATCGAAGTTCCCTTCCGTGGTCGTACATTGAAGATTGCAGGAGACCGCACCTTCGACACTTGGACCATTACTGTTCTAAACGACACCGACTTCGCTATTCGCTCTGCGATGGAGAATTGGATGAACACAATGAACCGTATGGAGAACGGCACAGGCACCCAGGATCCCGCTGAGTATCAATCTGATGCTTATGTTGATCAGCTAGATCGCGACGGCTCCACGCTCCGCACATACCGCTTCCACGATGTGTTCCCAACGAACATCTCAACGATTGATCTTAACTACGATACAACTGATACCATTCAGGAGTTCACCGTAGAGATGCAAGTTCAGTGGTGGGAAGCGATTAAGGGCACAGGTCCTAACGCAGGTGGTCAGGATATCTTCTGATTCCAACACAAAAACGCACAGAGGATCCCGAAAGGGGTCCTTTTTTTATGCGCTAAATATAAGTGTAAGACGGTATACACCCACTTTTTATTATTATGGGAAAGCTATTTGGTTTTTCAATTGAAGACTCTGATGTTCAGCGCCCCGGATCTATCAGCCCCGTCCCCGAAAATAATGCGGACGGTGTTGATTACTATGCATCTGGTGGTTTTGGTGGAGCTTATGTTGATCTTGAGGGTGTCTATAGGACGGAATATGAACTTATTCGCCGCTATAGGGAGATGGCTCTGTATCCAGAAGTGGACAGTGCTATTGAAGATATTGTAAACGAGGCAATTGTTAGTGACTTGTATGAGTCACCTGTTCAGGTTGAGTTGAGTAATGTAAATGCTAGCGAAAAAGTAAAAAACATTATTCGTGATGAATTCAAATACATTAAAGAGTTATTGGATTTTGATAAGCGTTCTCATGAAATTTTCCGTAATTGGTATATTGACGGAAGATTGCATTACTTAAAAGTTATTGATACGAAAAATCCCCAAGATGGGATTATGGATTTGAGATACATTGACCCAATGAAAATTAAGTTTGTCCGTAAACTTAATGATAAGGCAGCAACCAATGGTATAGCTTCCCAAGTATTGACTAAAAACAATACTGGTGGTCAGAATCCACTTGGACGTAATAACATTTTCAGTCAAGCAATTGATGAATATTATGTCTACACCCCAGGAGCAAGTAATGTTACTGGATATGGTGGTGGTATGAGTAACAACTCAACCGCTTCTATCAAAATTGCTAAAGATTCTATTGCGTATTGCAACTCTGGTTTGGTTGATAGAAACAACCAAACAGTATTATCTTGGCTACACAAAGCAATCAAATCCACCAATCAACTAAGAATGATTGAGGATGCGATTGTAATTTACAGACTATCACGTGCCCCAGAGCGCCGTATCTTCTACATTGATGTTGGTAACCTACCCAAAGTAAAGGCAGAGCAATATCTACAGCAGGTCATGAGTCGTTATAGGAATAAGCAATCCTACAATGCCCAAACTGGTGAGATGAAGAATGATAAGAAAGTGATGTCTATGCTAGAAGATTTCTGGCTACCCCGCCGTGAAGGTGGTCGTGGTACAGAGATTTCTACTCTACCTGGTGGTCAAAACCTAGGTGAGATCAGTGATATTGAGTACTTCCGTAACAAGCTATATGCTTCTCTGGGTGTACCTTCATCCAGATCACCTGGCGGTAGCGAAGGTTTCAATATGGGACGTTCTAGTGAGATTTTACGAGACGAGGTAAAGTTTTCCAAGTTCGTTGCTCGCCTTCGCAAGCGCTTTGCTGGTTTATTCAGCGATCTACTAAAAACTCAACTTATCCTAAAAAATGTTATCACCCCTGATGATTGGGAAGGTATCAAGGATAATATTCAGTATGACTTCTTATATGATAACCATTTTGCTGAACTAAAAGAAACAGAACTCTTCCAAGAGCGTCTAAATCTACTAGCTCAAGCAGAACCTTATATTGGTAAGTACTACTCACAAGAGTATATCCGTAGCAAAATCCTTCGCCAAACTGATGGTGAGATGGAGGAGCAGGATAAACTCATTGAGAAAGAGATTGCCGATGGTACTATCCCAGATCCATCAACTCTAGATCCAATCACAGGTGAGCCACTACCAGCAATGGAAGGTGATCCAGCGGGCGCAATGGCTGATATGGCTGGCGCTGCTGCTGATATTAATGGTGCCGCTGGGGTGGTACCAACGGATCCAGCACCCCCTAAGCTCCCCAAGAGCGGTGAAGGTGAAATCTAATCTTCATAAATAACTCTATATTGGTTTTTTTATTATGGCTTCAAACATCGTAGATGCAATCGCATCAGGCTCTTCACCATCTGAAGTGACTCAGGAAATCAAAGACATTCTTTTCGCTAAAAGTAGTGAGAGAATTGATGACTACAGACAAGCGGCTGCATCTAACCTGTTTCAGGGACAAGATCAGACAGAAGTTGAAGAGGAGTGATCCTAATTCAAACTAATCTCATTCTAGAGTAAGCATTTACTAAAATGAAACTAATCACAGAAGAAATTAACAAGGTTGAGTTTATCGTTGAGGAAATCGACGGTAAAAAATCTATGTTTATTGAGGGAATCTTCCTTCAAGGCAACCAAAAGAACCGCAATGGTCGTGTCTATAGGACAGAGACCCTTGAGCGTGAAGTTGGTCGTTACAACGAACAGTATGTAAATAATGGTCGTGCCCTAGGAGAACTAGGACATCCAGATGGTCCTACTGTGAACTTAGATCGTGTGTCCCATAAAATTGTTTCTCTCACTAAAGAGGGTAATAACTTCATTGGTAAGGCAAAGCTACTCGAAACCCCTATGGGTAAGATTGCTAAAAGCTTAATCAGTGAAGGCGTAACCTTGGGAGTTTCTTCTCGTGGTATTGGCTCACTAACGGAAACCAAGCAAGGTTATAAGTTGGTGGGTGAAGACTTTATGCTTGCTACTGCTGCTGATATTGTAGCCGATCCTAGTGCCCCTGATGCGTTTGTTCAGGGAATTATGGAAGGAAAGGAGTGGGTTATGGAGGGAGGAATCCTAAAGGAGCATGAAGTAGATAGGGCTAGATCTACTATAAATAAACTAGTGGCGACAAGGGAACTGGAGGAGAAGAAAATTCAACTCTTCCAGAACTTTTTGTCCAATCTATAAATCTTATAAATAAATGTAGATTTATACTGTTAAATCATTTACTCGTCGGTAGCAACTAATTTTTACAAGACATGGAAAACGTAGTAACGAAAGGTGCTAAGGCTGCTGAACCAATGGAAAAGGTTCCGACCAGCGTAGTTCCCGGACAATCAATCACTGATCTCGGTGGTCCAACCCCCGAGAACTATACTAATGAACCTGACGGTCCCGCAAAGCTAAAGGATGCAGCTGCACCTCTTAAGCAAGTAAAGGATGTAGTCAATAAGGGCGCAGCTAGTGCTGATGGTATGAAGGAAATTGTAGGTAAGTCCGCAATCCCTTCTGGCGAAGGTACAACTGATGCTCGTTCTGCTGGTTCACAAGCCGAAAA